CATGGTGGGCTGACGAACCTAAGTTTGTTAAAAAATTAAATAAAGCATCTGACAAATATATAAAAGATTCACAAAAGAATTTAAAAAAACAAATAGATGAAAGAAATAAAAAGTTTGGTGATAAAGGTGATATGGGTCACGTATTTCATTCTACTACTTTAATTGGTGATCCTAAATTTAAAGAATTACAAGATTACATAGGGGCAACAGCACATAATTTATTAGGTGAGATGGGCTTTGATTTAACTAATTATCAGGTGTTTACAACAGAAATGTGGGTGCAAGAGTTTGCTAAAAAAGGTGGGGGACATCATACTTTACATACTCATTGGAATGGCCACATGTCTGGTTTTTATTTTTTAAAAGCAAGTGAGGCAACATCTATGCCAGTGTTCGAAGATCCTAGACCAGGTAATATTATGAATCTTTTACCAGAAAAAGATAAATCAAAAGTCACATATGCAAGTTCACA